TGTCCGCCGGCCAGCAAGTAAGATGGCCCCGTATAGGTATCCATTCCACCGCCCATGCTGAACGCCCCTTGGGCGCCGGTCATGGCATCGTAACTGCCGACATAAGAGGTGCCGGGAGCTGCCGCGGAAGTAATGCCGCCGGTGCTGCCGAAGTAAGCGCCGATGGCGGAAGCCGCCGTGCCGAGCCAGCCACCCATCTTGCCGCCCTTACTGAAATCTTCGCCGAACATGGCCATCATCGCCTGGGCGGCCAGCCACTGGTCGACCATCTCCAAGGTCATTTGGCTGAAATTTTCGAGCCAGTCGTCGCTGCCGGTGCGGAGTGAGGCGAAAAACTCGGCCCCGGCATCCTGCATGTTGCGGTAGCCCTGGATTTGGAACTCGGTGAGGGCGCCGGACTTGTTTTTGATCTTCTCGATGGACTCGATCTGCCGGGCATCAAGGGCGTCGAGGGCGGGGAAAATCTCGGCCATGACTGCTGCGGTATCCCGGCCTGCGGCGATCTGGGCTTCGCCCCAGCTTACCACCGCCTGACGGTGGACATCGTACTGATCGCTCAGCCGGGCGATGGCCGCACCCTCTTCTGGCAAACCGGATAGCTGGGCTTCGTGGTATTCGTTGGTGATCTTGAGCAGATCGCGCTGTTCCTCGGTGAGGAGCTTTTTTCGATCGAGTTGAATGGCGCTGTTTTCGGCCTCGGCCTGGCCGGCATCGATCCACTCCTGATTGCCGTAATCCTTCCGCAGCTTGGCGGCCTCCTGGCCGATATTTTTGAGCTTGCGGTCTAGTTCGGTGAGCCCGGACAGTTCGGCTTTATCTTCCCAAACGCGCCGGGCCTCGGCCATCTGCTCGGTGGTCTTTTTAAAATCGGCTTGAATGGCGGCGTTTTCGGCCTTGGCCTGGCCGGCGTCGATCTCAGGCCGGTTGCCGTACTTCCGGCGCAGCTCGTCGGCCTCCTGGCCGATTTTGGCGAGCTGCTCATCGACTCCGGAGAGTCCGGCCAAGTCAGCCTTGCCCTCCCAGCCGCGCATGGCGGCGTCGAGGGCCTTGCCGGTTTTTTCGCCGGTGGCCACGGCCTTTTTACCGGCATCGGCTCGGGCCTTGGTTTCTTCGGCGGCGTAGCGGGAGACGATCGCTGCCTCCGCTCGGGCGTACTCTTCCTTTCCCTTGAACTGCTTGGCCGCGGCAGCCAGGGCTTCGTCTTTGTGGCGACCGATTTCGAGCAGGCTTTTCGCCAGGCCGCTGGCCGAGGCGAGTTGCCGCTCTGCTGCCATTTTCTTCTCGAAGTCGGTGATGGACAGCTCCGCCCCCATCTCTTTACCGGCTCGCTGCTTGGCGGAATTGGCCATGTTTGCCTGGGCTAGGCGGTACGACTCGTCGAGCTTTTGCAATCTCCCCTGAAGCACGGCGATTCGGCCACTTTCATCGATATCGAATTTACCACTACGTTGGCGGATGCGATCCAATTCTGCTTGGGCGGCAACCTTCTCGGCCGCGATCTCCCGCATGACCAGGCCTGGGTCATCCATCTCCTTGAGCATCCGGTTGTAACGGGTGAGTTCTTCCAGCCGTCGGCTGACTCGTTCGCCGGCCGCATCCGCTTTGTCGCCCCAGAGCATCCAGGCGGCAGCGCCCATACTGAGGACGGTGGTGACCGCGCCGATGATGTTCGGCATGGTCAGCAGCCTGGAGGCAGCGGCGGCCAAGGAAACCCGGCTGGTGGTAACGGTGGCCAGGGAGTAAGCGTTGGTGGCGACGGTGGCGGTTTCGGTGACGCTGATCGCCGCCCGGAGCGAAGCAATCATGCCGGGCAGAGCGGTGGCCACCGAAGCAATGCCGCGAACGGCCAACAGGCTGAGGCCGCCGGTGAGGATCACCACCCCGCCGCCCGCGACATCCTCAAAATTCTTTCCCAGCCAGGCGATACTGGTGGCCAGCCCGGTGGTGGCGCCGGTGGATTGGTTGATCTCGCCGACGTACAGAGAGGCCTGGCTGCGCATATCGGTCAAAGCCATGCCGATAGTGAGCGGCATCCCTTTCGCTTGAGCCTCCAGCTCCGGCAGCTTCTTTTTAAGGGCGTCGACCATAAATTCGGTGGTGAGCAGGTTCTGTTCTCCCATGCGGCGGAACTCGGCCATCGAGCCGCCGACCGCGTCGACCAGGATCATCGCCAGCACCGGCATGTTTTCCATGACCGAGCGCAGCTCATCGCCCTGGAGCCGCCCACTGCCCATGGCCTGGGCAAACTGGAGCATACCGGCGGTGGACTCCTGGGCGGCGGAGCCCGAGAGAGCAACCGACAGGGCCACCGCTTTGGAGACATCGGCCAGCTCGGCCTGGGTGGTGTCGAGGTTTCTAGTGGCCATCGCCAGCCGATTGTAGAGGGTGCCGGTGCTTCCCAGGGCCTGGTGGGAGGCGAGGGAGATATCGACCACCGACTGCTGGGCGGCAACATAGTCGCCGGTGGTTTTGGCGGTGAGGAGCAGCCGCTGGTCGAGGAGGCGCAGTTCGTCGGCGGTTTGGAGCGCCCGGCCGCCGAACTGGACGATCTCGGCAGCGCCGAAGGCGATACCCAGAGCGCCGGCCATACCGATCACCGGCCGCAGGCTGCCGCCGAGGCGATCCGCCCCGAGGGCAGCGGAGGCAAAACCGGTCGCGCCCTTGCGGCCGGCACCTTCCAGCTCCACTCCAGCCTGCCGGGCGGAGGTCTTTACCGGGGCCAAGCTGCGATCAAGGCCCTCGGCGCCAGTCGAAGCCTGGCCAAAACCCTGCTTGCCCTTTTTCCCGGCAGCCTCCATCTCCTCGCCGATCTGATGGATGGTGGCCTGGCCGGTCTTGGCGTCGACTTCGACGATTATTTGGACTTTGTTTTCTGACATAGCCCCTGGCGGATGGCTTCGAGTTTGCGGAGCATCAATAGCGGCTCCGAGTAGGCTTCTTCGTCGATAATGCGCAGGGCGGACTGGTAATCAATAGCGCCCTGGTGGATCAGGCCTGGGTAGGTGGCAAACAGCTCCCAGCCCTCGTTATTGGCTGGATCCAGCTCGGTTTTGCCGCAGGCCTCGCAGGAGGGCGGCACCCGGCTGGGTTCCAGCTCCCGGATTACTAGGCAGCCGGCGCAGGTGAGGGGCTGGTCTCCATTTTTGGGGCGGTTCGCTTGCCAGCGCGCGAACCCCCGGAGTTTTCCAAGGCTCGCCCTTCGGCTTTGGCCGCTGCTTCGGCGAGCTTATCGCTTTCGTTGCAGGCCCAGTTGCCCAGGGCTTGCAGGCCGGTAAACACCGCGACCTTGTTGGCCGGGGTGAGGGGGAGCTTTTGCCCATCCTTGGAGCAGATGCCCTCATAGTCGGCCACCAGGTGATCCCAGAAAAACCGATCAAACTCATCTTGATCGAAGCGGCCCGAGGCCGAGGCCAGCTTGCGGAAGCTGCGTTGATCGGCTGTGGTGACCGGGCGGATTTGCACCCGGACGCCGGGCTGGTAAGTACGCCAGGTGCCGTTGGTGTGGAGCTGCTCTTGTGCTTCGGGATCGTAAATCAACATGGTGCGGTTCTCCTTTATTTGTGGACGTTGTGGACATGGTGGACGACATGGATCAGGTGATCGCAATCTGCCACTCGTCGTCGCCATCGTTGCGGGTCAGCAGGGCATTGATGCCCAGGGTGGAGATTTTTTCCCGTTCTTCCGCGCCGACCTGCTGGTACTGGACCTTGAGCGCGGTGATGGTGACCCGGTTACCGGCCACGCTACCCAGGGCTGCGGACATGGCCACCAGGGTGCCGGCTTTCCATGCCGCCCAGAAATCCTTGGTGGCGGCCAGAACCTCTTCTGGATCGAATTTAAGGGTGGGCTCGCGGTCGGTAATCATGGCGCTGAGGTAGCCGCTTGCCGCAGCAGCGGAGGGCCGCAGGGCTATGACGTTGCCGCTGTCGAAATCCATGGACGCAATGATCGCGGCATAGGCGTCGATGCTCCAGGTAACCCCCATGAAGGCCGGGGGAAGAATGGTGGGATAGGTTACGCCGGTAAGCAGCGCGCCATCTACCACCTCCCAGTCCGCGCCCTCGAAGGTAAACGAGATCACTGCGGGCTTGCCGTTTTTACAGGCAATGGAAAACTTGCCTCGGGCGCCCCAGATACGTTTGATCTTGCCGTCTTCGTAGATGGCTACCGTGACCGATGGTGCGCCGGTGGTGAGCGGCTTGTAGGTGACACTGGTGGCGGCGACGATGGTTTCCCCCACCCCGCAGGCGCGCAGGGCCGAGGAGTAATGCGGGGCGGTGCCGGCGGCGGCCGCGCCCATCAACTCAACATCAAAGGTGATGCTGGCCTTACGGGCGCCGGGGACGGTGGCAAAGGGAGAGAGGTTTGCCGCGACGTTGTTTCTTTTGTGCATATCCTGGCCGGGGGTGAATTTGGGCGTACCGGTCAGGATGACGTCGGCGGCGGCCAGTGCTATTTTGGTACCCTCGGTCGTCTCAACCTTGATGGCGACCTGAGTGTTTCTAATAAGCATGAGTGTTCCTCCTTGTGGTCATTGGCGACGAATGAGTCGCCCCTACCGTTTTTTGGTGGCCGGTTGGGGGGCGGCGGGGGTTTCTTTTTCGGGGGAGATGATGAATTCATTTTCCTGGCGCTGCTTGCGGACCTGCTCGGCGATTTGCTCGCTCACCTCGACTTCGAGGTCACGGGGAAACCGCATCGATTGGGCCTGGCCGGTGGCGATGGGCGGCGACAGTTCGTCGGGGCCGGTATAGGTGACGGTTGGCATGGTTAAAGCTCCTTATGCTGATGGGTAGAGGTGCCCCTGGGCACACTCGTAGTCCTGGGCGTAGATCGAGATCCCGTTACCGAACCAGACCGGGGTGTCCCGGAGGATCTCCAAGGGGGCGAGGTCCGGCAGGCCCAGGGATTGACCGGCGAGCAGGTTGCGGCACTCCCGGAGCATCCGGTAGGTGCCGGGGTTGTTTGCCCCACCGCGGCGGGCCTCCTCCTCGCCGCGCAGGGTGCGATCGGCGACGAACAGGGTCAGGCCGGGCGACTCGACTTTGCGGGCGCCGTGGGACTTGTAGCCCGAGCCGCCGTAGATCACATAGATGGCCGGGCAATTAGCGACCATCTTTTTAAAATCGGCCTCTTCCAGCTCGCCGCCATAGCTCTTGATCTCGCGGACGCCGAGGGAGGTCTTAAGCTGCGCGAGGGCGGCGATGACTGCATCTTCGAGTTGTTCGATGTCGTAGCCCATCAGAACCCCCGCTCCGACGAGGAAACGATCTCCGCTATGGATTCCGCAGGGGCCGAGGCGGCCACGCCCAGGGTGAGCTTGCCTTCCGCTAGTTGTTCGAGGAAGCGAAGGGCCGCCTTGTG